GTGATTGCTATACCCTGATGTGCTTGGAGTATGCTCCAGAATATTGGGAACAGGGCAAAGTCCAGAACGCAGATAACCATATAGACCCATGCTGCTGCAGGACGCCATCTATGGTTGAACCAGTCGTTGAACTGTTTATCCTTGGCAACTGCCATGATGGTTTACCAATATTGACCCACTGGTGCAGTGGTAGTTGTATTTGCCAGAGTTTCCGGAGTCACCGATAAATTTTGGTTTACATTTTCCTGAAAACCTTTGAAATTATTTGTATACATATCTGGATTATCCACGGCATATTTAACTGCTTCCCACCCAAGGGTCGAGAATCCAGTATTTGCCGGTACTTGTCTTTCTGATCGCCAAAATTTATATTGCATATCCACGGTCACTTTCATCATATCCCTTGAGGCATAATCTAGTTGAATTGGACCAATTGACTTTGGATATGCTTCGTATAGATATACCACATATCTATTTCCATCTTCCACATCTTGTACAAATATATCCATCTCTGCTATGTAATCATTATAGTAGTTGAATGATCTAGTATTGCCCTGCTGCACTCCGTAAATGATCCAATCGTCGAATAGTTTTTTCACGTTCATATTGATATCAACTAAAAACGTCATTTGAATCGGAGCATATTGCAACTCAGTTGGTATCTCTCGAATTTCTCCGAATATTCTATTTTGAGATGTGGCGATCATGGCAGATGGAAGAGATACCGTGTCACACAACAAAAGTATATTTTGTAGGTTAGCATTGGAAATCTCAGCGTTATTCAAGATAAACTGTGGTGGTCTCAAAGACACAGTAAATCTGTTAGTCCTTGTCAGTCCCGAAGATATTTTTGCCACGATATCCGATGTTTTCATCTTCCTGCCTTTTTAGAGTCGTTCCATACTGCCGAGGTAGATGCCCCTACGAATCGTTCTACCGGCAACATTAGTGCAGTGGTCCAGTCTGCCGAATGTATCTTCACGAATGGTGACTTTACGTGATCCAACAAATAATGCTTGACACATGGTTTTGCCAGACTGAACTTTGATGCACTGCTGATCAAATCCCAGGAGTACCGTAACTTTGTTGATTCATCAAACTTAGAGTTATTACTGAATTGTAGTAACCTATCCATTAGGATTGCTCTGAGTCTATATGGCAAGTAGTGTAGGTTGAGACCATAGAATCCACCCTTCACTGCCTTGAATGGAAATACCAAGGGAAACTTGTCCCAGTATGGTAGATTGTCTTTGTTCTTGGCATCATACATAAACATATACATATTTCCGGGAATGATAGTTGTCTTGGCAGCACTGGGATCATTCTTCAGCATCTTATTTGGTGTGATGCCTTTCTTGGACAATAGCAATGCCTGCTGCTGAAACCATGCAGTCGATTTTTTAGAGATGTTTCGGTCGAACCGATACTTCTCGAATATGTCTTGGATTGGGGTATTATTTGCCATATGTATTATTTAGTCGTTATAACCCCAGGTGATGTTCAGTTAGGATAATAAAGGTCCATCCTCTATCCTTGCAAAATTGCTCAGCTGCCTGCCACTTTGCCCTGTTTTTTAGATATGTACCTGCCTCGATCAGAAACCTCTTATTATTATTTTTTGCTCTTGGTTTGGGTGACACTGTCTGCGCAGCTGGTTTTATTTCCACCAACCAAGTATTCAGAGTGCCATCCTTGCCCTTGATCTGAATCTTAAAGTCCACGAAGTATCTATGTGCTCTATTATCGGTGGGGCATACATAGGGTATGATGGTTTCCTCGGAGGACCACTTTACCACACTTGGGTTTACATCTACCCAGTTCATAAATCTTAATTCCCAACTACTACGGAACAGCACATTAGTTGGGTTCCCAGCATATTTATCTGGGTTCTTAATTTTATAGACACCCTGTAAATATTTAGCCATATTTTGATCCAGACATACAATAACCATATAAATATACTGTATACTATTTATAGAGATCCTAACATGGCCGACCCAAAATTTGGAACACCGGAATATTCTCGTGGAGTTATAAACGACTCTAAAACACCAAATCTAGATTATAGACCATTGGGAGAGGGTAAACTCTATGATGAAAAATATCGGAGTACATCCAACCAATATCCAGATGATTTGTTTAGTAATAATGCCCAATATGGTGGAAACTGGATAGCATTCTATATCAATGTGTCATCTGGTTCTAAACTAATCAAAAGTAACTTGGTCCAAACAACCTCAAACGACACGCCCAGCATGCGTAATGCATCTGTGAATGGTACAGATAAAGCAGGTGTCCTATCAACTATAGCAGGACAAGCAGCACTTGGTGGCGGTGCGGGTAGCATATTATCCAGTGGAATAAGTGCCTTGGGAGCAGGACTTGGTGCCGGTGCAGCAGCGGCAGTTGCATTGGAAGGTCGTCAAGAACAAAAAAGAATTACCGATACCATTGCCTTGCATGTTCCAAATGCCATAACAACATCATATCGTATGACCTATTCTGAATCAGACACAGCAATGCAGGCAGGTGCTGCCAATGTTTCTGAAGATGTCGGTGGTGCATTGGCAAGTCTGATTGGGATGGGAAGTGGTTCGGTCAGTCAAGGGGCGTCTACTGTTGGATCCTCTATCTCTGCTGCATCTCTGGGTGCACCTGGAGGTGACCTTCTATCAAAAAATTCTGGTCTACAGGCAAATCCCAAGAAGGAACAGATATTCAAGGCAGTTGAGTTCAGAACATTCAATTTTGAGTATATATTTGCTCCCAGAAGTAAAAAAGAAGCCCAATCTGTGGCAGCAATCATAAAACTATTCAAACTCCATATGCACCCAGAGTTCAAGGATAACAAGGGATTTCTATTCATATATCCATCTGAGTTTGACATAGTCTATTACAACGGCAATAATGAGAATATGAATCTGCCTAGATATACTTCGTGTATTCTCACAGATTGTTCCATTGGATATACCCCAAACCAAAATTTCTCTAGTTTTGCAGATGGGTCAGCAACTCAAATCAATATGACACTGACCTTCAAAGAACTTGCCATTCTCACCAAAGATCAAATACTGGACGGATTCTAATGTACTTCTCAAAAATACAAAATGTCTACGCACCATTCACTATTGGTGGCGTAGAACAATATATCCAGATCAAGGACATTACGGTCAATGTTAGGTTTGTGACTGAGTTCCTGTCAAATATCACTGTGTATGATCTGTATGATATTCGTGATGGCGAAACTCCGGAACTCCTGGCAGAACGATTTTACGGTACACCGACCTATCATTGGGCAATTATGCTGGCAAATGATCGGTATGACTATATCAATGATTTTCCAATCGCATCCAATGTATTTGAAGAGTATATTAGAGGTAAGTATGGTGAGTCTCATTTGAATGATGTTCACCACTATGAAACTGCTGCTGGACTTACCGTGGATTCAGATTGGGTGGGTAGAATTGAGGTTTCAAACTATACATACGAAGACAGACTGAATGAAAGTAAACGTACCATCAAGGTCATCTCTCAGAGTGTCATCGAACAGGTCGGCCGTGAATACGCGAAAGCATTATCCGCATGAAATCCGAAACGATAGCATTTGCAGGGGATGTACTGATTGAGGATCTTACTCTAATCTCAATGGTATCCGGCAAGGAAATGAATGTCACTAACCAGTTACTTGAGGTGAAGATATTCGAAGATTTGTTTTCTCCGTTTATCAGTGGTAGTTTGATACTCCGTGAATCTTTGGACATCCTAAACCATTTACCATTGATGGGCCAAGAATACCTTCAGATGAAAATACGGACTCCAACTCTGGATGAGAAGGATGCTATTCAGGGATTGTTCTATGTGTACAATATGACTGATAGAGCATTTGTATCGGAACGTAATGTGGTATACAAACTAAACTTCATATCATATTCTGCCCTCATAGATTCCAACACTAAACTGAGTAAACCATTCGAGGGTAAAATCTCCGATATTGCTAAAAGGTTGATTACAAACTGGGTCGGTGATTTTGCGGTGAAGGATGAGAACATAGAACCAACTAGAAATGCAACCAAGTATGTTTCAAATTACTGGTCTCCGGCAAAGAACTTGAATTATATAACGAACCAGGCAATCAATACCAGCGGATCGCCATCGTATCTATTTTTCGAGAATAGGCAGGGATTCAATTTCAAAAGTCTTGCCAGTATGTATAAGGCAGATCCTGTACAAAAGTTCAATTTCAGTTTGAAGGCACGAGAGATCGATAAGGGTGGTGATGCATATCGTAATGTGGTCAAGGAATATCAGAGAATGCAGTCTGTGGATTTTCCGGAAGGATTTAACACCCTAAGTAAACTGGGTAGAGGAACATATGCTTCCACCCTACATACACATGATTTAGTGACAAAGCAGTATAAGGAACGCAAGTTCAACTATCAGGATAAATTTGCAGATAAAGATCACCAACATCTGAATCCGTATCCTATAACGGCAAAGTCCACCAGTTTTACATTTGGTCCTTCGTCGATGATTATAACAGATGAAATACACTTCGGTGTATACAATGGATATGGTGATATATCCAACAGTGATAGTCTACAGGAACGTCTAAGTCTATTGAATTTGGCAGATGCCATGAAGGTTACTGTGGTGGTTTCCGGTAGAACTGATTACACTGTTGGGCAGAAGGTCTTACTGGAAATGACTGAGGCAGAAGTATTGGATCCAACAGATACACTGGAATCCGAGGAAGATATGCTATTCTCTGGTTACTATCTAATTGGTTCCATAAACCATACTGTGAATAGAGAGAAACATACCTGTACCATGGAACTCATAAAAGATTCGCTACTCAAGACTGCAGATATAAAATAAGGCAAAAACATTGAACAATATTCTTTACCAGGGAGTTGTGGAAAACCGTAATGATCCAATGAAACTTGGACGTTGCCAGGTTCGTGTGGTTGGTATTCATACTCAGAATAAGGTTGATCTCAGAACTGATGATCTGCCATGGGCTTATCCCATACAACCAATCACCTCGGCTGCCATGAGTGGTATAGGTTCTACTCCTGTTGGTCCTGTTCCTGGTACCTGGGTTATCATCATGTTTCGGGATGATGAGCAACAGGAACCACTCATGCTTGGAACTATTGGTGGTATTCCCCAGTCCAAGCAAGCACAGATGTCCAGTAATAATAACTCCAATGTTATTGCAACAGATGGTGGTACACTGACAGATAGCAGTGGCACCACTATTACCACGGGCGATGGCACTCCAATCACTGTGGGTTCTGTTGAGTCTCAGGCAACTCCTAGTCCAGATGCCAAACCATCAGTTGATCCATCCAAGGCAATTGCTGCCAGTATATTCCTTGTACCCATTCCAATCATACCACCACCTGGATCCGGTGCCAATGTTATTACAGCAACCAAGAATATCTCCGGTATTATCTCGGCATGCGATAAGGTAGGACTGACTAGTAAATATGCTAAGTGTGCCATTCTGGGTATTGTTGGTGGTGAGACTAAGTGGGATACTGTTGAGGAAGGTTACAAGTACTCCGATCCAGTGAAACTTGCCAGAATATTCAGTAAGACATTCAAGGGTGATCTTGCTA